ATGAATGAGAAGGGGATAAGTGAGTTAGAAGCCATCAATCCACTACATTTAAAACAATACGTTAGAACAAAGGTTGAAGAGGGCTTACAGCCACAATCAATAGTATCTATGTTTAAATTGGTTCGTGCTTTCTTTAGTTGGTGTCAGAAAGAGGAATACCTTAAAGAAAATATTGCGAAAAAGGTGGAATTACCGAAAGTTCCTAAGAAATTACTAAAAGGCTTTACCATTCAAGAGGTATCTGCAATGATAGACGCATTTAGTTATAAAAACTACATTGAAGCAAGAAATAAGGCAATAGTAGCCATGTTAAGTGATTGTGGGTTGCGAGCGATGGAGATTAGAGGGTTATTGACTCAAAACGTAAAAGAAACAACGATTTTAGTTAATGGTAAGGGTAATAAGGAGCGTATTATGTTCATCTCTCCACCATTAAAAAAGATTCTGATTCGATATGAGAGATTGAGAAAGCAATATCTCAAAGATAAAATTGTTAAGACAGACAATTATTTTTTGTCGTACACAGCCGACCCGTTATCACATATGGGGATTTACAATGTAATTAAAGAAGCAGGAAAAAGAGTAGAAGTTGAAGATGTCAGATGTAGTCCACATACGTTTCGTCATTTCTTCGCTGTTCAGTGTATTTTAAATGGAATTGACATCTTTACATTATCAAAATTACTAGGTCATTCTGATGTATCGACCACACAACGTTATTTACAGTCATTAGAGGATTTTGAACTTATTAAAAAGGCGATGCCATCTAGTCCATTAATGAATATTGGTAGGTAATCATAATGTAAATAAAAAAAGTAGAGTGTTGGTAGCACCCTACTTTTCACGTTAGTTTTCGCCAAAAAACTGAAAAACTGAATAGGAATCATCCTACACCTTCATTTTATCGAAAAAAAATTGATGATGCAAGGGTTATTAAGTATTGTCTTTTTTTAATGAAGTGTATGGTAATTTCCGAACGTGGGAATGACCTAACACCACGCTAAACACTTGAACAGGTTTGCTAAGCCAATGTCATAAAATTAAGCGTTCTAACATATAACGTTTCCTTGTTTGCGTTGTTAGGAGTCTAGGAGAGAACGTCCATAAACGGTTTGGTAAAGGTTGCTTGGTGTACTACGGTACAGGTAGCAATGAATAAGAAAGATAATATTAGGTTACGAATAATTAAGGATATGTCAGTAGTACAATTCCTTCCCTAAATCTTTCGGCAAGTAGGACAAGCATTACTTGTTAAAAGTTCGTTGTAGGTGGAAACCTAACGTTCAAACAAGGTGTTACTATACGGAAACCTTAACCCGATATACAATGTTGGAGTGACAATGAACGTCTGCTTTATATCGCATTAACTTTTTCGTTTTTGCGATATAAGGTAGTCATTCTCTGCCCTAACCGTTGTCCTTCCCACTCAACCAATGTTGAAGGACGGACACCCCATGTCAATACTAAATCTAGGTGGTTGCTTAAATCGACAAATAATAATATTAATTATAAAAAGAATATAAACATAAAAGATAATAAATATTGTTGTTTGTTGGTCTGAACTACCACCTTGGAACACTACACTTAAAACTGTATACAAACGTTTATTTTAATGTTAGAGTGTTTGGATGTTGAATGGATTCTAAAACGTCTATATAAAACGATATGAGCGTTTAAAAGATATTTTAAAAGGTAGAATTGTTTGATGCTGAGCGGATATATTTTTTAAGGTATTTTCAAAGTTTTATCAAAAACACGTACAAAAGTGCTCTGTAAAGCACTAATATATGAGGGGGAATTTCTCTAAACTAAAATACGGAAATTTTACCGTAGTTAAGGGCTTTATTAGTGAAGGGTATTTTACTCAATTGTAAAATGTTCAAAAAATACTCTTGAAAGCCACTAATATATGAGAGGTAAAACACAAAACACGTACAAAATATCTTAGTTGAAGGCATTATTAATGAAGGGGTATTTTTCTAGAACTAATTAAAGCATAAAATGGTCACAAAACACCCTAGTTAGGGGCATTATTAATGAGGGATACTTTTTCAAAAACATAAATACGGAAAAAATACTCTTCAAAAGCACTAATATATGAAGGGTATTTTTTATATCATTTCATTCAATTTATTGTATGAGTGAAAAGTAAAACTCCTTGGGAAAACTAATCAATTTTTTTTACGATAGCCATTAGTTTATTCCTTTTTATAGAAGGGTGGATAACCACACCCTTCTTTTTATTTTTAATTTTTAATGGAGGTTAAATCAAATGAAAGAAATTATTATCAATACGGTTGATGTTATTAGAGCTATTGATTCTGTAAAAGAAGATAGATTAGATACTGTTCTAGCAGAGAGTGAACGTATCTTAAATAAAGTTAATATGCGTCTTGAACGTATTGAGCAAAGACATAAAGAGATAGAAGAAAAAGTAATGAAATTAGATGCTTTATTTTCTTAAATGGAAATTACAAAGAAATAGGATGATGAGCAAGGATGTTAAATTTAATTTTAATAACTGCTACGACTGTTTTTGCTATGTTGTTTGTTTGGTTACTTTCGGATATTAAGAAAGATTCATTCAATCGGGAAGAACGCCTTTTAAACCATATTGAAAAACAGGGCGAAGCATTAGAGAGAGTAACTGATACTATTGAAAAAATGGATGTCAGATTGAGCCATATTGAACAAAAAGTGAACAACAACCATAAAGAATAATTAAAGAAAAGGGGTAAATAGAAATGGATGAAATCAATAATCAACAAGTACAAGACATCGAAGAAACTGTTGAAGAAATTCAACAAACTGATGAAATAATTGAAGAGAAGATTTATTCGCAAGAAGAAGTAAATGCACTGCAAGAACAGATTAATGAGTTATCACAATACAAGCCAAAAGAATTAACAGATGATGAAATTAAAATTCAACAAAAGTTAGAATCTGTTTGGAAAAGAGAGGTTGCACAAACCTTAAAAGAAGAAGGCGTTGAAGTTTTCGCTGACTTCATTAACGTTTCTGTAGATGATACAGAAGCATTAAATAATCAAATTACAAAATTAAAGGAAATCATTGGTCAACTAGAGTTGGCGAATGGATATAAACCGACAAATCATAAACAAGTCGATGGTTATAGCATTGCTAAGAAAAACAAAGACGTTAAGAGTATGATTGGTCAAAAGTTAAATTTTTAATAAAAGAAAAGAGGAATTAGAATGTTAGATTCTAAAAAATTAACTGTACAAGAAAATATTCATCTTACAGATGAAATCGCTTTAGTAGCTCCAAAAGCAACACCACTTACTTCATTACTTATTGGCAAAGGATTATATGTTGATTCACTTGCTAAATTTCACACGTGGAGGGAGAAAGTTTTAGATGCTACAGCAGACATTACAGTTGCAGAAGGTGCAGATGCTACTGCATTCGTTGAATCAGTACGTGCCGAACTTAACAATGTACATGAAATCTTCATGAAAGCGACACAAGTTTCTGGTACTGCACAAGCAACAGGTAAAGTTGGAGATTTATTCCAACAAGAAATTCAAGACCGTTTAGTTGAATTAGCAATCGGTATTGAGAAAAAATTAATCGGTGGTACTAAAAACGATGGTACTTCTGGAAAACGTCAAATGGATGGTCTTTTAAAATTCGTTGATGCAGGTAACGTTGTAAACGGTGCTACATTAAACGTTGTAACTGAAAAAGAAATCAAATCATTAGCACGTAAATTATTCGATGCAGGTAACGAAAATGGTGAGTTTTACGCATTAGTTGGTCAAGATATTAAAGACCAAATTGATGACCTATATAAAGGTAACTACAACTACAACCACGTTACAAATGACTTTGGTATCGTAGTAAATTCTATCGAAACTTCTTACGGAACAATGAACTTCGTGTTAGACCGTTTTATGCCAGCAGATAAAATTGTGGCATTCGATGTAAACGCTCTTAGAATTGCTTTCTTACGTCAACCTAAATTCGATGAATTAGGTAAAACAGGAGATTCTATCAAAGGTCAGGTAGTGGCAGAATGTACACTTGAAGTTGGTAGCAAAAAAGCAGTTGCAGTATACAACTTAAAACAAGCGTAATCAAATACATAACCCCAATAAGGTGAGAGGAATTATCCTCTTGCCTTATTTATTTTAATAAACATTAAAAAAAGTGAGTGAAATAGGAGGTTAAATACAATGAGCATTAAGGATATGTACATTATCGAACGTAGAAAGAAAAAAATACGTTTACGCCAGTTAGCGGAGTATATTGGATGCAGTCCATCTCTCCTTTCCAGATATGAAACAGGAGATTGTGAAATGGATAAAGAGAAAGTAAAAAAATACAAAGAATTTATAGAGTCTTATTAAAAGTTAGATACAAGGGGGGGGGAATTACAATGTTTCAAGAAAAAGAATATTTTTTCTGTTACAGCACAAATCTACATGACTTTTTAAGATATGAAAAAGGATTAAGGTTTATTTGTACAGCAATTCACGACAAGACATATAAGCGTTTTTGGTTGTTTGAAAAAACAGAAGAATTTACAAAAGCGTTAATAGAATATCGTATCAATGGAGAAAAGAACGCATACATAAAAGATTAATATTGTTTCGGATATTTTAAATTAAGGGTTAAATTAAAGGGGGAATTTAAATGAAAATGACAGAAAATAACTATATCCAAATTCCAAACGTGGCGTTTGGGTTTGGTACAGAGTACAAATTAAATAATGATGAGTTAAAGGTATTTGCTTACTTACAATTTATGAAGAATGTTGGCACAATGAATATCAGAACACATGCGACAATCATTGTAGAGGATTTGAAATGGACAACTTCAAAAGCAAGTCGAGACAATGCAAGAGCAGGAGAAGCATTGGAAGGTTTAAGAGATAAAGGGTATATAACTTTATCTTTCAATGGTGATGTGAAAAAGAATGCGTTAGCAATTGAAATAAACGATGAAATGAAGAAAGTGATAGCAGAAGGAAAAGTTGATTGGAAAGAGAAACCATTTAACTTTAAAGGTTTTACGCCAATTACATCAAGTGAATATAATCTAGCAGGAGAAAATGATTATCACCTAACAATTATGGCTTATAACAATTGGAGAAGTAACGCACAATTCGAATATGCTATTTGTGATAAAGAATGGTGTGAAGTGTTGGAATTAGGTATGACACGTACAAGGGAAATCATTAACGATTGTACATTTCTAACAAAGGTTTCTGGTAAGAAGTATCAAGATGAAAATGGACAATGGAAACAAGAAACAAATCATTATGTAAAAAGCACGTCTGTTAAGACGGATTTAAAAGAAATTGAAACAGCAGATAAAAAATCAACTTTCCTTGAAAAAGAAAGAAAAAAGGTTACAGATGAAAATGTGTTAGCTGATAATGCTATTTTCGAACAAATCTTTGATAAGAAAACTTTCATTGAGTTTAAGGGGTATAAAGCATGGAAAGAAACAACTTGCGACCATGTTAAAAAGGCGGGTCAAAAGAAATTTGAAATTCTTGAAAAAGCAGGTCACTCATGGGTTAGAGAGAAACTTGAAAATGAATATCAAGAAAATTTAAGAAGTAAAGAAATTATAAATAGAATGATAGAAACTCAAATGAATGATTTCCAAGGATATGAAGAATTTGAAACTCCATATAAGCAAAAGAACATCGAAGAAAATAATTTCTTTGATTGATATATGTAAGAAAGAGGTTAAATGAAATGACATTGAAAGAAGCATTAAAGAAAGTTACAAAAGAGAATCGAATGTATTTTAGTTATAAATTTCCAGATACACGATTCGACCAAACTATTCAGCCAAAAAATGAAGAAGAATTTCTTATTTCAGTTAATAGAAAAACTATGAATGGCTTTAAAGCGTGGGAGAAAACACCAGAATATGCAAATCTGGTGGCACTATATTTACAATCTAAAATAGTTAATGATATACATACTATTTACAAAGTAGTGAGAGAAAAAGCATTAACAGGTGATGAGAAACAAGTTAAGTTGCTTTTAACTCTTAATAAAGAAATCAACGGTATTATTAAAGCAGGTGCAGAATTATCTAAAGTAGATGAAGAACCAGAAGACGATGGACTGATTGTATAATGACAAGAAAAACTACTACAGCAGAAAAATTAAAATTAATTAATGAAAATCCTGAATTATGGTTAAAGAATTTCGTCAAAATTACAACTAACACTGGTGAATATGTGCCTTTCATTATCAATGAGCAACAAAAATATTTCGTTGATGAAATGGTAAAATTCAATATTATTGCAAAGGCACGACAAATTGGATTTTCTACTTTATCTGTTGCTTTATGTTTATGGATGGCTTGCACAAGACCACGTACAAATTATTTAATTGTATCGTATAAGCAAGATTCAGCGACATCATTATTTGATAAACTAAAAATGATGTATAAAGATTTACCACATGACAAATTTAAATTTCCTAAAGATGACCAAAACAATAGAGGACAATTGAGATTGGATAATGGCTCATCTATTACATTATCTGTTGCTGGTGGGAAAGACGTTGGTCGTGGTACTACATTTGAATATATTTTACTATCAGAATTTGCATTCTATGAGAATCAAGAATCAATTTTATTATCAGCAGAACAAGCATTGGCAAAGAGTAAAACATCAAAATTAGTAATTGAAACAACTTCAAACGGTTTTAATCCCTATCAAAAACTCTTCATGAACGCATATAAGGGAAATTCTAAGTATAAAGCATTCTTTTTCCCTTTCTATTCTTCCTCATACGCAAAACAATTCAAAGATGATTATGATGAAGCGGAAACATGGTACAAATTAGATAATAAAGGAAAACGTCTTACTAAAGATGATTTAGAGCAAGACGAATTATTTTTATATGAGCAAGGGGCAACGCTTAAACAATTAATGTGGCGTAGATGGAAACTACTTGATATGACTCTACAACAATTTTATCAAGAGTTTCCTGCAACCCCAATGGAATCATTTATCAGTAGTGGATTAAACGTTTTTGACCAACAAAAGATTGTCGAACGCTTAAAATATATTCAAAAACCATTGTTATATAAAGATATAAAAATGACTATTCCAGATAGTATTGCGAAATATATTGGGAAATCGTTAATGATTTATGAATTACCAAAACAGGGAATTAAATATTATGCAGGTGTGGATACTGCAAGCGGTAGCGGTGGCGATTATTCTACTATCTCAATTTTAAATGCAGACGGTGAACAGGTATTAAGTTTTTACGACAATAAAATTCCTATTTATGAATTTGCTAAGTTACTTGATATCATTGGGAAGTTTTATAATTATGCTTTCTTAACAGTAGAAAGAAACTCTTTTGGTAATCCAATCTTAGAACGTTTACGAAAAGAATATGAGTATATGAATTTGTACAAACATAAAATTTTCAATCAGCAATTAGGCAAAAAACAATTACAGTTAGGATACCAAACTACACAAGTAACAAAAAATATTATGATTACAGATTTAAAAGAGCAATTTGAATTAGAAATGATTCTTATAAACTGTCAAGAAACATTAGACCAGATGCAAATTTTTGTTGAAACTGATGGAAAAACAGGAAATAAAAAAGGTAATGATAAACATGACGACTGTGTAATTGCTATGGCATTAGCAATTCAAGGTATTAAACAAAATAAATGGTATGTTTGATGCTATCTAGCATATAGGAATGTCCTCCTTATTGATGTATATTTATATTAGGAGGGGGGATTATATTGAAGTTTGAAACCAAGTATCTTATTCGTTGGGGAATCCCTGGATGGGTTTTTATAATGTGGATATTATTTGCTTTAATTATAGTAAATCCATCATTAGTGCAGAATTTAGTGTTAAATGATTTAGTAAAAAGTTTGGGTATATTAGTTACATTAGCCAGCATTGGAGTTCCTATCGGATATTTAATAAGTCAGTCATATTTTGCAATTAAATGGGTATTGAGAAAAGATTTAAAGATTAACTCCATTACTGATAAGGTAGAAAATTTTCCGTATACAGAAACTTGGGGACAAGATGAAAAGGAAGATTATTTCTATTTGGAATATGTATGGCAAAGTAAATTAAGTGGTATGGTTGTTGAAAAGAGAGATTATATTGTTGGAAGGTATAGTCACCTTTTAAGAACAACGCATGGAATAGGCACATTATTATATAGTTCAATAGTATCGCTAGCGGTTATTTTACTGGTATTTAAATTGAAATTTGAATTATATTATTTAATTTTTATTGGCGTACAATGCTCACTAATATGGTTAATGTGGAAAAATTATATCTATCATTCAGAGAATGTAAAAAGATTTCAAGGATATTTTTTAAATGAAATTCTTAATATTACAGAAGAAATTAAAGAAGATAATTCAGAAGCACTTTCATCTTGAAAGTGCTTTTTATTTTGGAAAGGAAAAAAGTTATGAAATTAAAAGATTATATTAAAACCGTACATAACGGTAACTCATTCTGGTTTGTAGATGAGGTTAAGCATTTTGGGAACCAGAAAAGAATTTTAGACACAATTGAGAAGAAAAAATATTTGGATGGTAAACATGCTATCTTGAATAGAGTTGTAGAAGATTATAACGGTAAACCATATGAACCGCGAGCAATTTTATTACAATATGCAAAATTAATTGTGAATCTAGAAACTACTTATTTATTAAAAAAACCAGTAACTTTTACTGGGGAAGAAAAAATTGTTGGCGATATGAAACGAGTGTGCAAGAAAGGTAATTATGACAAGATTAACTTCGACCTGCTAAATAACTTAGTGAAGTATGGTAACGCATATGAGTATGTGTATATCAAAGATGACAGGAACGTGAGTAGCAAAGTCATTCCTACTGAATGCGGATATCCCATCTATAATGATGAGAACGACATGATTGCATTCGTTGAGTATTATACATCGTTAGAAAGTGACTTCTATGTTGTCTATACACCAGAGGAAGTAGTGAAGTATTCAACAATTGGAGGTATTGAATTACTTGTTGTGGGTTCTTATAAGAATGTTAGCGGTCTGCCAATTCACTATAAAACAGATAATGAATTGAGCACGACATTTGGAAAGAGTGATTTAGATGACTTCATTAATATCATTGATGCTATGGAGGATTTACTATCTAAGTTCAGTGACTCATTCTATAAGCATCATAATCCAATCCCTGTTGTTATTGGGCAACAACTAAAAGGTGAAGGATTAAACCCACATATTGTAGGTGGTGGTATTACTTTAGATGATTCTGCTGACTTTAAGATGGTGAGTAATAGTATCAATCATCAAGCATTTGAGGTTATCTTCAATACACTTATGCAACAACTGATTAACATTGCAAGTGTACCTGCTGTTGCTTTAAATGCTAGTGATGTTAGTAACCTTAGTGAGATGAGTATGAGAATGCTGTATCAACTTGCAGACATGAAGGGTGGACTCAACGAGCGTTACTTAAGAGAGGGACTAGAGCAACGCAACAGCAAGGTAGTGGGTCTATTAAGTAAGCAAGGCAAGGCATACAGTGAAGATGCTATTGACTCATTAGATATGGTGTTCCACTATGCAAGACCAGTCAATGAGACAGAGGTCATTGATAACTTAGTTAAGATGTATGATGTTGGTGCAATCAGCATTGAGTCATTGGTTGCAATCAATCCATATGTTAGCAATGAGCATCTAGAGTTGAAGCGTATACTTGAACGTGAGCAACGAGTGAGTGAGCAGAAGCAAGTCAATGAGAAGGTAGATGAGCAAGTGCAAGTAAAGGCAAAAGATGCAAAAGCAGACGTTGCAACTAAGAAAGAGGATGTAGTCGAGGGATAAGAGAGTTATATGTGAGTGTTGTGATTGTGTGTGGTGAGTTAGTGAGAACATTGGTATATCAATGTTTAGTGATGTAAAGGTATTACTTTCATGCGACACACTTTTAAGTAATACATGTGTGCGAGGATGAGCCGAGCCAGAAAATAAACGAGCAAAAAATGAGAGGGGTATTTAAGGAACGAATGTTCGCTTCGTTCCTTTTTGTTCGGTGTCTGATGAGTGGATGAGCGAGTTTGGAAGTAAATGAATGTAAAACAAAAAACGAACATTCTGACGGAGTTGTCAATAAATGTTCGTGTCATATGACTTCCTATAACCTTAATTATGTAAACTACCCTATAATGAGCGTTATGGGGGTACTTATTTGTTCGGTAATTGCTTTTTGGGGAGAATTGTCTTCATTGAGAGATGGTAAATCCGAACAAAACGTTTACCCCATGTTAGCAAAATGTCCCTCTAGCCAACCTCTCAACACACACCCGAAAAATTCCAGAAAGGAGAATCCATGATGTTTGAATCCATCATAAATTTACCTAGTCAATCCTTATTATATCTCGAAAGGAAAATCAAAGCAATGTATCCAACATTAAAACCAATCAAACAACGTCCACTTATGACAACGGAACAATATGAAGCAATTTATCCATATGTTGCAGACATGTTGTATCAAGAATTGTCCTTCACTACATATGATACAACTCTTGTTCATTTTGAAGATGATGAGAATATGGAATATGAAGTTAATGGAATCAAACTGAATGGATTCTACATTGCGGAACACTACAACGCTAAAACACATATATTCGTATTTACATATGAAGGAATCTGGCTCTATAACAATGAGCCATTGGATATACCTATTCACATTCAAGAGTACATCAATCAATTAATTTGTAACTCTCATGAATGTTTAATATATAACAAAACAATTACAAAGGAGAATATAGATATGGATAATATTGAAAGATTACAAATGGAAATCGGTGGTATTGAATTACCGTATGAAGAATTGCTTGTGTATTTAGAAGAAGAAGGAATTAACGGTGATGCAACTTACAATGCTTCATCAAAAGCCAATAAGAAAGCAATTTATTCAACTGCACTGGCAATCTTAAATTCAATTGCAAACCAACCACATTCGATGAAAAATTACAGACAGGACGACATGACAATTGACAGTTTTGCTAAGTATTTGCAACAACGTATTGACCAACTAGAAAAGCAGATTCGTCAAATGCCAAATGAAGATTCTGCACCGAGCAACTTCTTCAATTTATTTCAATAAGAAAGGAGGATAAACAATGGATAAGTTTAATATTTTTAAGACACAATACAACGCATTCAACGATATGTTGTCTTTGAGTGGTCAAGAAGTGTTTGTAAATGGTGCTAAGAAGTATGGAATCATTACAAATACAGACACTAGAGAATTTAATGATAAATATATCTCTACTGATTTCCCTTTGATGCGTGGCGATTATATCTATTATAACAACATGTATTGGATGATTTGGAATCAAGTAACTGTACCACGTGCAGAAAATTATAAAGGGATTATGAGACAAGCAGAGCATGATGTTATCTTTAACTTGTATTATACAGATGTAACATCTAAATATCTTTTAAAATGTCCTGCAATCATTCAACGTACAAGCGACTATACACAACACTACAGTAGTACAGTTGCTACAGTGACAATTGATTCAGAGATTCATGTGTTTGTGAGAGATACATCTAGCACAAGAAGAATCATCGAACTTGTAGGAAAAGGTGACGGTGAAATTGTTTTAGGTGAGCGAAATTATGACATTATCGGTGTATCTATTGAAAAGAAAGGATACCTTAACGTTACTTGTCGTTTAGGTATTAGAAATGATAAATCTGACTACATTAATAATATTTATTGGTCATCTAGTACAAGTAAACCTTCTGATTGGGAAAGCCAAATTGATGATACTTTCTATCAACGTGGAAGTGTTACACCAGAGCCAACAGGAACAGTAACAGTTAAGCATGTTAATGAATCAAACGTTGAAATTGCAACATCGGATACATTAACTGGTGATGTTGGGAGTAGTTATGTAACAACAGCCAAAACAATAGATGGATATACGCTAAAAGAAACACCTGTAAATGCATCTGGTGTATATATTAATGGAACTATAAATGTAGAATATATCTATGAAGTAACTAGTTCAACACCTTCACTTCCAACAGGAGATGAATTAACAGATGTTACAGGAAAAGCATGGAATCCATCGACATATACATTTAAATGGACACCAGAAGTTAAGAAAGATGATTTCTATGGATTCTGGGGTTATAGAGTAACACACGAATATGAAGATTGGGGTTCACCAACGCAAGATGTATATAATGTAACAACAGAATATATAAGTGTTCTATTCACTGACCCATCGAATAAAGTGTATATTGAATCAGTGTTTAAAGATGGTGCGACAACTGTTTATATGAAAAAGAAAACTTATACTGCAACAGAAATAACATCATTACCAAATATTTAA